ATCTTTGTGATATGCAATGCAAATTATGTAATAAAGAATTTATCAAAAACAATTCACGGCAATTATATTGCAGTAAAAAATGCAAATATGAAAAGGGATTGCAAGATAGAAGTAAAAAGCCCTTAACGAAATCCTGTGTGGTTTGCCAAAAAGAATTTAAACCTTACACTTCAATGGATAAATATTGTTCTGCAAATTGTAGGGTTGAAAATATGAAATCAAAAAGAAGTAAAAGATGGAATAAAGAAGCAACGGAAAAAAGAATGGGCAAAAACAATCCAAGTTATAAAAGCGGGATGTATTCAAGACAAAGCAATCGTAGCGCACAAGGGGAAAAAGAATATTTGAGGGTAAGAAACCAAATGAGGTCGGATATGATTTTGAATTTTGGGTATTTATTTTGCGAACGTTGTGGCACAAACGAAACATACCAATGGGAAATGCATCACTTGATTTATAGAAGCGAAAAACCATTGCACCCACATTTGCACAATCCAAGAAATTTGATAAATTTATGTATGAAATGCCATAATTGGTTTCACAAAAGCAAAGAGAATAGAAACGACATAGTTAAGCAAAGAAATTTAGATGAATTATTTGGTAATGATATACTGGATAAAGAAAATAAATTGAGAATAGAAAAGGCAACCATTGCCGATGACGAACAACACGAAGTAACACCCGAAGGAAAAATAATATTTAAACACGATGCACAATAAAGCCCTACTACTTGAAATAGCCGAAGAGGCAATAGAAAAAAATAGGTTGATATTTATCGAAGATATTATTGCTTATTTGCCCTGTGCCAAATCAACATTTTACGAACACTTCCCGAACGATTCAAACGACTATAAAAAGATGTTATCAATGCTACACAAGAATCGCACGGAACTCAAAGTATCAATGCGTTCCAAATGGTTCAGAAGCGAAAATGCAACCTTACAACTGGCGTTGATGAAGTTATTAAGTAACGATGAAGAATTGCGAAAACTATCAATGCAGCACCAAGTGAATGAGGAATCCGAAAAGCCAATTTTCAACGGCATTAATTTAGATACCAATGATTAACGTATTAGAAGAAACCAAAACAAGCCCGAACCATTACAAAGGAGAAGTGGAATGTATTGAAGCAATCAAAGCATCAATGACGAAACCTCAATTCGTTGGATACCTCAAAGGCAATGTGATGAAATACATTTGGCGTTATGATAAAAAAAATGGGATTGAGGACTTGGAAAAAGCCCAAGTGTATTTGGGTTGGTTGATTAAGGAAAATCAAAAGTAATTAATGCTACAAAAAACGACTGCGCAAACGAAGATTGCCCGACTTAAAAAACGGGTTCGTATAGTGCGTGGTGGTACATCTTCATCCAAGACATTTTCAATTATCCCTATGCTTATTACCTATGCGGTACAGAACAAAGGAATGGAAATATCAATAGTGGCTGAATCAATTCCCCATTTAAGGCGTGGTGCGATCCGTGACTTTCTAAAAATTATGGATATGGTGGGAATGTACAAAGATGACAATTGGAATAAGTCATCCTTGACTTACAAATTCACCAACGGAAGTTTCATTGAGTTTTTCAGCGCAGACCAACCCGATAAATTACGAGGCGCAAGGCGTGATGTTTTATTCGTGAATGAGTGTAATAACATAGACTGGGAATCTTACTACCAAATGGCAATCCGTACCCGTAAATTTATTTACCTGGATTACAACCCCGTAGCCGAATTTTGGGTTGATACCGAATTGATGGATGACAAAGATTCCGATATGGTGGTATTGACGTATAAGGACAACGAAGCGTTGGATGAATCCATAGTAAAGGAAATCGAAAAGGCGAAGCAGAAAGCCGAAACAAGCGATTATTGGCGCAACTGGTGGCGTGTATACGGATTGGGTGAAATTGGTTCATTAGAGGGCTTGGTATTCGGTAACTGGAAAACAATAGATAATATTCCAAGCGAAGCCCGATTGCTGGGTTATGGCTTGGACTTTGGTTATTCGGTAGACCCAACGGCAATTGTTGCCGTGTATCAATATAATGAACAACGAATCGTTGATGAAATTTGCTACCGAAATGGTATGCTCAATTCCGATATCGCCAAAATAATACCCGATGAAGTAATGGTGTATGCGGATTCTGCCGAACCCAAATCAATAGATGACATAAGAAGGTATGGCAAACGAATCAAAGGCGTTACAAAGGGAAAGGATAGCATCAATTACGGCATTCAGATAATGCAAGGTCAAGAATACCTAATCACCAATCGAAGCACCAACCTAATCAAGGAGTTGCGTGGGTACATTTGGGATAAGGACAAGCGTGGTAATTTGACGGGTGCACCAAGTGGGGTTGATCACGCAATAGATGCGTGGCGTTATTTTGAAATGGAAACGCTGGGAATGAAGCGGAATTTCGGTTCGTACGATGTACGATAAAACAAACCCACATCCATACGTTATTTATGTATGGAATTAACAATACCAACCAAATTAAGCGAGATTCCACTTTACCAAATGGTGGAGTACAATTCGCTTGGGAAAATGTCACCATCGGAAAAAACGATGAAGGCACTTTCTATTTTTTTAGACGTAAGCGATAAGGAACTTGCCAAATTCCCTTTGGCGGTTGTAAATAAGGCAATAAGCCACGTTCAAAATATTCTGAACGAAACCCCCGACTTTCACAAACAATTCACGCACAAGGGAATTAAATATGGTTTTATCCCAAATCTGGATGACATCACAACGGGGGAATTTATTGATATAGAAAATTACCAAAAGAATCCTGCGGATATGTGGAAATTGGTATCCGTATTATATCGCCCAATCACGAAGGAAGGTCAAGGGCATAGATATTTGATTGAAACCTATAAGGGAAATGTGAACGAGCAATTGAAGGATGTGCCAAGCGATATTGCTTATGGCGCATTGGTTTTTTTTTGCAATTTAGGAATAGACTTACTGACCTATACCCTGAAATCTTTAAAAACGGAAATGGAAGCCCAGACGAACAGGGATTCAGTAAAAAGTGGGGGTGGTTCACTTTCATCCATCTCTTATGTGGAGGCGATGTTACAAAATTTGACGGAGTTAGTAAGTTACCTATTCACACCGCTTTCGTATGGGGTGCTTACAAAGCAGACTTATCAGAAATGGAAAAACAAATTATCAATAAAGCAAAAAGATGAGTAAACAAAATATAGGCGGTTTATTCGCCATCTTAAAAGAGATTGCAGATGAATTGGGCTGGAACTATTCCCACGGTAACTTATCGGAAGTTGGATTCCGTGCGGTTCAAGTTTATCCGTTGCAACACGTCACTATTCAAAGCATCACGGTTGCCGATCAAATTAGCACGGTAACGGTAAACGTAGTAATTGCCGACATTGTTAATTTCCTCAAAGGCGAGAACGAAACAATGGATTTGGTAACGCTATATTCTGAAATAGGCTATACCGAAAATTCAAACTATGCGCATATTCTGAACGAATTATATGTGAAGTTCACGTTGAAATTGCGGGAAAAGATATTGCAGTATAATGAAGATTGGAATGTAACCCTACCAGTAACGATGACACCGTTTATTGAAGCGGATAAAGACGTATTGGCGGGGCATACAATATCAATGGTTTGCCAAATTAGAAGCCCGTGGGTAATTGATTGCTACAATGAAATATAAAGAAACGGGAAAAGTGATGGCAGAAGCCGCAGATTTTATGGCGAAAGCCGTGCGTTTGACGTTGGAAGCAAAACACCCCCGTGTTGCAATTCGTGCCAGTTGGAAAAAAACGGGTGGCGGGTGGCAGCCCGTGAATGTCGTTAGGCAAAAAGTTCGTGCCAATTACATCGCATCGGGTACATTGGTAAAATCAATACAACCTTTTTCAAAGGGTTTGGAATTTGGTGTTGAATACGCCCAAACGGGTGAATTTTTACGTCAAGGTAGACAACCATTTGGTAAGAACAAAGGCGGAAAAGGAATACCCGTTAGCAATATGCGTGAATGGACGCAAATGAGGCGCATACGACCAAGAGATTTAAGCAACAATCAATTCATATCCAATAACGAAAAGAACCGCAAGGCAATGAGTTTTATGATGAATCGTAAAATCAAGTATTTCGGGATCGAACCCTTTGACTTTTTGAAGATGCCAAGGGTGTACACATTAGACAAATACCGCAGTAAAATAATTGAATCAGTAAAGAAAGACATACAAAATGGAATTTAATCAACAACCGAGTGGAGTAGTCGGGGCAAATAGCCCTTTGATATATCAGTTTTATGATGCGGGTTTTGCATCTACTGGATTTTATTACAAGTGCGATATCTACGTTTGGAGTGGCACGAGTGCGGCAGTTCCAGCAACCCCACAAGCAACGATTGAGCGTTTACCCGATACCTATGCAAGTGGTCGTGCAATGATTGATGCGCATAAAATAGTGCAACAATATTTAACAACTGATTTCTTTGAGGGGGATACGGACACGGTTACAATTGATGGCGGTGCGGTTTGGTGCTTGGTTAAGGTTCAAGGTTATATTGGTGATACGGCAGACACATCGTTGATTACATCCAACACGGTTTTGGCAACGAATGGTTACACTTATATGGCAACGGGTATAAATACACCACTAACCACAACGGGATTATTTACAAGCAAAAGCAAGTTCATTATCCCACAAGGTGCAACCCGATACTATGTGTGGTTTGATGCAACTGTAGTAACAGATTTAGAAATTGACGTTACAAGCGTTAGCCCAATTACGGTAACCACAAGTTCCAACCGAATACAGGGGCTTGATTTAGTAAGGTTGTATGATGACAGCGGAGTGAGTGGGAATACCACATTGGTAGTAACCACAACATCAACCCAACATTTGATTGCTATTGAACGCCCTTGTGAAAATAGATATGGTCAAATACCCGTTCACTTTTTGAATCGTTGGGGTGTTTACGAAACCTATATTTTCAATGCGTTACACCGCACCCAAATCGAGGTAAGCCGTGAGCAATACCAACGGGCTTTATTTGCTCAAACCGATTTGACGGAAAAGTGGGCGTATGGTTATCAAATAAATACACCGTATTTGGTAAATGCCAAAGAGCAATACACACTTAATACAAATTACATACCCGAAAACGACAACGATAGCATTCAGCAAATGCAGTTGAGCGATAATATTTTGATTGATGACAATGGCATTAAATCGGCTACCATTACCGATACGTCATTGCCGTTTAAGACACGCAACAATGATAAGTTGATAGATTACACCATTCAAATGGCGGTAAATTCACCCGTAATTAATAAAGTGGTACGATGAGATTTTCGTTAGTAATTGACGGTATTCCCGTAGACCAATTCCAGGATGAAACCATCCAATTAACACGGGAAATAAAAGACTTTTTAACTGCCGAAGCAAAGACGGATTTCACGCAACAATTCAATATCCCATCAAGCCCAAGCAACGATCCGATTTTTCAAAATTACTTTGACGAAAATTCGGTGCTTACGGGTTGGAATGCCTTTCTAAAATTAGATGCCCAAATATATATTCACTCAATACCCATTTTTGATGGGTGCGTTGAATTAACGGGGGTTGAATTTAAGAACGGGTTACCACGACAATACAACTTAATATTCTACGGACAAGGCAAAAAGGCAATAGCCGATTGGGGTGAGAAAACCTTACCAATGATTGATTGGACGGATTATAACCACACCGTGGATTACACAAATGTCATAGATAGTTGGTTCGGTAATTTGTTAAGTGGTGCGGTTTTGTATCCAGTAGCCGATTGGCATTTGGGTATGACCTATTGCAAAGTTCCTATCGTATCGAATAACTTGTATCAAGGTGGATTGGCAATTAATGATTTGCGCCCCGCATTGCGATTCCGTGAATTTATCACGGCTTGTTTTGCGGATATTGGGTATACATTAAGCGGTTCACTTTTAAGCAAAGAATATTTTGATAACTTATATACCATTCCAATGGCGGGTGCTGGACCGATTCAAAATCTCGCCAATGAAGATGCCAAAATAAATGTAAGCCAAAGCGCATATGCAACCATAGCAAATACAAGGTTTTTAACGGTTGTTTTTAGCACGGTGAATAGTGACCCATTAGGCATTTATAATAATTCAACGGGTGTTTATACCGTTCCGTTCACGGGTATTTATGGCATTCGTGTTTCGGGAACGATAAGCACGGGTTCAACGAACGCACGATTTAGGGCAAATTGGGGTAATGGAACGCATACATTTGACGTATTAGGTTCATTGGGGGCTTTCGACCAATCGACATTGGTACAAATGAACAAAGGGGATAATTTGATTATTGACCTACAAGACTACGGGGGGAATTTATATTCTAATTTAGTATTTGAGATTACCCAAGTGCCTTACGGCATAGATACCAGTACGTTAAATTTCAACGTGGTAATGCCCGATATTAAGGTAACGGATTTCGTTACAAACTTTTTGCGCACGTTCAATGCGGTATTGATACCCACAAGCGACACGAATTTTGAGTTGCATAATATTGACGATTACTATGAATTAGGCGAAACCAAGGAGTGGACGGAATATATTGATATGACGGATATTCGTCACGA